TTGCCTATCGAAACAGATACGCTATCTAGCCGTACAGGAGTATATCGTAGAGGTATTGCGGAAGGAGGGCGATGAAAATGACAAGAACCGAACGTGAATACGCGATCCGCGTAATGTGCCGGCTACAAGGAATCCTGCATTAGCACGGCATTAAAGCGACTTCGTAAATTAGAAAATGACAAGGAGGCGCACGATGATTGAGCGTATTTTCTGCATCGTACTCTTGATAATCTCAATCGGGCTATTACTCGAATTGGATAGGCGGAATACGGAACTCGATACAGCCAACAAGATCAACTCAAGTCTCGCTGCCAAGGTCCAGGCAAGGGAACTCGAATTGCAGGTGGCATCCTCCGAGGTACAATGCTATCACGAGGAGTGTGTGCGCCTCGCCTTCGAGTATATGTCAGATACTGTATACATTCTTCCCTGTGATGGTAGGCAAATTCAGATAGGTGCTTACAATGAAAAATGATAACCGAACTTCGGATAGGATAACCGAACTTCTTCAGTCCATTGAGCGCACCCTGGCCGAGTTGTCGGCAATCCTCTATCGGCGATACGGGCGTAATTAAGCCACACAATCATACCACCCACTTTGCGTTCGTGTGTCTACGGGCTTATATGGCGCCCGATTATTGGGTATTATTCCCCAAATACTTCTTCATCCAGCTTTGCGTCTCTTTCGATCTTTTCAGCGATCGCTCTCCTGCACCACTCGGCGCGGGAGACCCTCGCCTTGAATGCTGCTATCCTCACCCGCTCCCACATTTCGGGGGAGACTGGCGTGGTGATATACTTTTTTGTGCTATTCATTGGTTGGTGCCTCCTCATTAATCTTTTTGATTTCGCGGATTGTCTTTATCGTCCAGCTGATTGCCACGACAAAGCACACCGCAATACTCGACAAAACGGAGCATACGACAATCCATCCGGCCAGGTTCATGGTATTTCACCATCCTTTTGAGGTTCGTTTTCTTGCCTCCTTATTCCCATGCACAGGGCATAATAACGCCTCTGAAATTGCCCTCATCTTCTTGAGTGAAAAAACCCAACGGCTCGTCGTGGCGCTTGTTCTCGCTCGTAAAATAGACCACCTTGGAATTTGACTTCTTCAGGGCCTTTACGAGCGTTTCTAAAATGTCAACCCTTAGGGCAAAAAGCGGCTCGCCTTCGAAATCGAGATACCGCTTGGCAAACTCGAAAAAATCACGGCCGTAATCGTCCTCTGTGCTTTCGAGCTTGCAGATCGTGCTGCCATACGGAGAAGCGATCTCGTCTGACCTTATAGAGAGCTTGACGTCCTCTTTCTTGCCGAAGGGCTTTAAGGCGAGCTGAACGGTATCGGCGTTGATAGAACCAAGGTCACGTTCTACCTCCAGCTCACGGTCGTCGGTGTCAACCTGGAAAAGGACGGTCCCGCTGGTACCAACCCATTCGTGGTGGTTGTTGTCCGAAGCTTTCCGGAAGTAAAGCCGGCGATGATGGAAAGAGGAATCATCCTTGCAATTGGAGGCAATAGAAACCGCATCGAGAACACCCCTGTTCATCACAGAACCTCCCTAACTTACAAACTAACAAGAGACCTACGAATTTACAAGAGAGAATCACAATAGCCTAACCCCCTTTCTTTACCATTAACCCACACTAATAATATAACAAAAAACCAATATCCTGTCAAGTACTTTCTTTAACAAAACAACAAAAAAATAAAAGAACAAACCATACCAACGGCTCCCACCTAGTTGTTACCATATACTATACTACACATAAAAGACTACGTCTTAAATACAAGTAAACAACACGTTAAAAGACACTATTGTTACCCGTAGCTGAAACTAACGCCTCAGAGTTAATCTTAAAGAAAAAGATAAATTATAAGCTATAGTTGTTGCCACAGACTGTGGATAGGTTAAAAGAGTAGTTCCGGAAAAGAGAGCATGGAAAGGTTAAAAGAGATGAAGAAATGAAAAGAGTAAAGAAGAGAGTAAGAGGGAAAAGGTAAGAAAGGGCTAGGAATAGCAAGGGAATTAACTTCCAATCCAATAAGAGGCAAGCATACAATCTATTACATGGATTTAAGGCTTTACTTTGTATTGAGATAGAAGAAAAACCGCATATGATGTTATCCTTTTGATGGGGAGGGGACGGGGGGAGGCAGTTTTGGGGTGGGGTGGGTTGATATTAGTTACATTGATTGTCTCTTTCGTGATTTTATGATTTTGGGGGTGGTGTTGAAATTTTTTGGGGTGTGGGGATCCCCGTTTTTAGCGTTTATCTTCTAGCCAGCTCATATATCTTTGGAAATGTTCGTCTCCTGTTAGGTAATCCGATTCTCCGGATTCTCTGTCGTATGTTTTATATTTAATTTGGTTTTTTGTGTATCTTGACGTTGATCCTGGTTCTCCTATGGCGTATTTTTCGACGTATGTTGGTGAGCTTTTCAAGAATGTTTTGCGGGCCATGGCCTCTGCCTGTTTTTGGTTTTTATACACCGCGACAATACGGTAGTTGTCATATTCTCCTGTAGTAACGACATAAACATATTCTTTCATGGTTCTAGTACCTTTCTATTTCCCTTGTGTGCATCTTTCTTCTTTGAAGCATGAGCAGTGGTATTTCACTGTGTATGATATTACCTGGCCGGTGTTGTCTGCCTGGGCGTCGAGCAGTATAGGTGCTCCGCATTTGGGGCAGCTTGCGAGTGGAATGAACGGCATTTTGTAGTTCCTTTCTTTTTTTATGGGGCGGGGGCTTCGAAGTTTTTTCCCCGCCCCTTTTTGGGTGATGGGTTGTTGCTTTTACAATATGCTTATAACACAATTGTTTTTATTTGTCAAGTGTTATTTTAACATTTTACTTGACAAACACTATTTTTTATGATATAATTAAAGTGAGAGTAAAAAAATATGAACCCGTTTCACGTGATAGAGGATGAGGAGGTGGCGGGGCTATTTGAAGCGGAGATAGCCAGGGGGGGAGGCTGTGACTACTCCATTCCCCCCGATCTCAGCGTACATTCTATTTTAACCGCGGATGAGGAGGCGGCTTTAAGGTGTATACGGTATTGGTATGTTCATTTGGATTCCTTGCGGGATTGTGTCTCGGAGCGGGATTCATAGTAGGTTTCAAGGCTCGGGCGCGCTATGAGGGGCGCGGCAAGTTCTTGGGTGGTATTGAGGAGGTTGACCCGATCATCTTGACGGGCAAGCGTGAGGTAGAACTTGAAGAAGAAATCTACGGTAAAAACGCGATTCTCTCAGACTGACGAGCAGTTGACGGGTATACGCGAGCGTGCGAAGAAGCGCAAATTAGAGAGTAAGAAAAAGCACCTCGAAAAGAGGTACGGTAAGATACCGGAGTTCAACAGCGTTGCCAAGGCGCGCGAGAACCTCGATGCCACTATAGTCGGGCTGGAACATCTCCAGAAACAACTCTCCAACACACAGAAGAAAATCCTCAACGTAATTATCAGCGATTTCCGCAACGAAAAGACCTTCGACGAGGAGGGCGATAAAGAGGTATTTCGCCGGTTGAAGGCCGCTTGCTGGCGTGCCGGCATGACCAAGGACAAGAAGAGCGAGGCCGAGTTCTTTCGCACCATTGCCGACCCGCAATTTCATCAGGTGGTTAAGACGGTTGGTACGGGGCTTATCGGCATGTATATCGTACCTCTCATGTCGAAGCAGATAGAGCTTGCCATGCAGGGCAATCAGACCGCGCTTGACCGCTTGCTGGAGATAGTCGGGTTGAAGCAGAGCAAGTATGACTTCTACATGAACAGGGTCGCTTTGAAGAAAACAGAAGTAAATGTAGAGGGCGATATAAACTTTGACAAGAAATCGGACAGGGAACTTGAAGAGATCATCGCCAGTTTCGAAGAAGCAGATGAATGCGAATCGGAAACGGTTGCTTGCGGAGATTGAGCTAAAACGCAGGCGGGCATTATCCGATTTGTATTATTTCGATAAGCATGTACTCGGCTACAGCAAGATGGTGGAGCGCGTGCATAAGCCCTTCTGCTCGTTCCTGCAACGCGAGGTGCCGCACGGCCCCGGTGAGCAGGTGACGAAGCTGGCCCTTATGCCCCGCGGTTCTTTCAAGACGGTATGCGGTACGGTCGGCTATACGCTCTGGCGGTTGGCGAACAATCCCGATTTAACGGTTTTGATTACCAACGAGAAACTCGATAAGAGCAAGAATTTCTTGAAGGAAATTAAGGGACACATATCGGACAACAAGCGTTTCAAGGCGTTATTCGGCGATTGGTCGTGCGAGAACAAGCGTGGCAAGAAATGGTCTGAGACGAGGATTGACATAGCCACTCGCACGATAACGAGTGCCGCTCCGACCATCGAGGTTTCGAGTGTGGAATCAAGCGAAACGGGGAAACATGTTGACCTTCTTGTTTGCGATGATCTTGTGGGCGCATCAAACATTACAACGCCTGAGCAGATGGACAAGGTAATCGAATATTACAAGGATTTGGGTGCCGTGCTGAAGCCCGGTGGCGAGATGGTGATTATTGGTACCCGGTGGGATTACCGTGATCTGTACCAGTACATTATGGACGTAAAGGATCAGCTTGGTGACCTTGCTCGCATAGAGATTCTCATGAAGAGCGCGCACAACGAGGATGGTTCGCTCTTTTTCCCCGAGGAGTTATCCGAGCAGTTATTGGCCAATCAGCGCGTTAAGATGGGCCACTATTTTTACAGCTGTCAATACGAAAATATGCCTGTCGACAAGGACAACGCTCTAATCAAGAAATCCGACATACTTAAATGGAGATACAAGTTGCCCGGCTCACCCGATCTGCGTGATGGAATCATGCACATAAGAAAGGAGGATTTGGACAAGTTCTTCCACTACGTCACGATTGATTTGGCGCATACCGACAATAAACGCAGCGATAGTACCGCGATTGTAGTCAACGCTGTCAATCCGAATAGCGGCAAGTGGTATGTCAGGCATTACGATGAGTTCAAGACGACCGATCCTATGGAAATAGTGAAGAGGATATTTGAGATAAATGCGGAATATCCGAACATTTTAACTTGGGGTATTGAGAAAAACAATTACGGCCAATGGTTGAAGAAGCCGTTAGAGGATGCCATGCGGCGCAAGGGCATATGGTTGAATATCGAGGAATTGAAGCATTACGGCAATTCCGGCAACAAGGCTTTGCGCTTGCGCGTGCTCGCTCCGCGTTTCGGTTTTAGGAACTGTTATATCAGGGAGGACATGATTGAACTTGAAGATCAGTTGCTCTCGCTCACGTATGACGGGCCGAAGGGCCACGATGATTTGCTCGATGCGTTTGCCATGCAGGAGGAGGTGGCGAATTGGGGTAATCAGGAGGAAGCGAACAAGAATGATAACGAAGCAACGCTGGTTATGGAGCAAGATACGCACAAGAAGGACATGGCACGGCGTTATCGAGCGTTGGCGGACGTCGAATACCCCGATGAATGGATGCGTTTATGACGGATTGGAAGAAGTTGATATGCCCGTCGTGTCAGGAATTCGTGGGGGTTGTATACGTGTGGGGGAAGTTCCAGCTTCAATGTCCCCATTGCGGATACGCGATACAAGTTCGGACTAGGTTGAAAATAAACGAGGAGGTTAGAGATGTTGATGGTGAAGATAGTTGAATTGAACAAAACCAGATATGCCGACGGGACTGTTACACCCCACGGGATTAATGAATTGCTTATCGAGGAGTTGGCGAAGGATGGCTGGCAGATGACGGTTGTATTCGAACCGCCCGGTCGGCCTACCCCGCTTGGAGTATTTTACCGCAAATCGCAGCCCACGCCGGAACATGATGCGAAGCCCAAAAAGAAGGTCGGGAGGCCGAAGAAGGACAATGCCTAGATACGGTTATTACTGTGATAAATGCGGCAAGAAGTTTGAAATCGATTGCCGCATGGATGAGCGCCGCAAAGAGGTGGAATGCCCGTATTGCGGCAATTTGGGCGAACGAACGTATGATGTGCCATATGTGATAGAGGATATAAAACCCTACTATGACAGGGGACTTGGGTGCTGGGTAAATAGCAGAACGGATAAACGTGCGATCCTGGCGTCACGTGGATTGGTTGAAGTGGGTAACGACAACATCGGTGAAACGGAAGATTTATTAGGTGAGGAATATGCCAAGAAAAATCGAAGACCTCCAAAAATTAATAAATAGATTACCCGGAGACAACACGGAGGAAAAGACCGTTACCTGGGTTCATAATCTTCTGGCCGTGGCGAAGCAGGCGCGTTCCGCCAATGATGCTCGCTGTCAGAAGGTGCTTAAATACTATAAGGGCGGCAAGCATCATTGGGAAGATCGGGTAATGCCGAATTATAAGGCGAAGATCACCGATAACCGATGTTTCTCAACCGTTGAATCTGTTATCCCGATTATCACCGATAATAGGCCGAAGGCGGAATTAGCCGCTCGTGACAGGGAAGACATCGATGCCGTTCGCACTATTAAGCGCGTGTATGATGCCAAGTGGGATGAGCTGAACCTTGAGATGCTTACAACGATGGTGATAAGGGATGCGATGATATTCGGCGACGGCTATCTCAAGGTTTGGTTTGATCCAACGCTATCAGATGGTTTGGGTGATTTACGCGTTACTCATGTGAATCCGGCATATCTCTATAAAGACCCCGAGAGCAAGGACCCGTTGATGGATGATGCCAAGTATATTATCTATCACGCGCGGGAGCCGCTTGAAAAAATAAAAATGTGGTATCCGGAGAAGGCCGAAGCCCTTGATCGGCAATCCGTCGGTATACTTGGAACCGCGGTACAAGACTTGGCTGGCGATCAAATCCCCGGTACCCATTCGGAGCGCGGCACGATAGCTTATGATAACGCGGACGACGAACCGGGTACCACGACAACTTATCGGCAATTCACCGAATCGGATAAATATTTGGGTAAGAATCAGCCCTATTTTACCGAGATGTGGATTGACGACATGAGCCTGGAGGAGGTTGACGAGAAATACATTCTCTACGTTGATGATGGAACGGACGTCGAATACTCACAGGAAGCTCACCTCGAAGCCGAGGATAGTGGCAGGGATTTCGAGATAGTAGATGGCAGAGATATTGGCAAGGTGCGTTATAGGCGGAAGTACCCCCATGGCCGCATTATTACTGTATGCGAGAAGGTATTGCTGGATGATAGGCCGTCAGATTATCAGCATGGTAAGATGCCGTATGTCAGGTTCTTCGATTACCTGATTCCCCACGAAACATATGCCCAGGGCGAGATAGATCAGATTATCCCGTTACAGGATGAGTTGAACAAACGCAAGTCGCAGATTATAGATTTCTTCAATATCTGCATTAACCCGCCCATCGTGCTGGATAGAAGTTGCGGGTTGAACACGACCAAGATGACAAACAGGCCGGGGCAGATATGGCCGATTAACGGGGCAACGGACAAGGTGAAATGGCTTACGCCCCCGCCGATACCCGCAGCGGCCTTTGCTCATATAGATCAGATAAATAAGGATATTGATACCGTGAGTGGTATCCACGATGTGACACAGGGCCGCAAACCCGCTGGCATCACTGCCGGCATTGCGATTGAGACATTACAGGAGGCCGCGCAGACGAGATTGCGTCTTAAAACCAGGGGGATTGAATATTCGCAGAAGCGGCTGGCCGAATTGATGGTTTCTATTATCGATCAATACTACCAGGAACCCAGGATTGTGCGGTGGCAATCGAATTTACCGGATGTTGACTTTGAATATGAAACCGTCGATTTCAAGGATGTTCAGCTAAAAGCCGGGTTGCCAGATGTACTTATAAAACCGGGTTCCACCATGCCGACGAATAAGAGCATACAGCGTATGCAGGCTATTCAGTTGTTCGAAGCCGGAGCTATAGACAGACGTGCGTTGCTTGACATATTTGAATTTCCCAACAGAGAAGAGATATTAGCGCGCATGGGAGAGGGTGACATAACCAGTATGCAGAGCGGCGGCGCGTCGATACAAGGTGGTGTTCAAGGTGCCCCGCCCGCTTAAAGGTGAATCGAAGGAGAGTTTTATATCCCGCGCGATACGATACATGATTAAGCGTGAGGGTTTATCGAGAGATCATGCCGTTGCTAAAGCATATGGGATTTGGAAGCAGCATAGGAGCAAAAGAAAGGGGAAGAAGTAATGCCAATATATGATTCGGCGAGGAATGAGATGGCTAGGCGCATGGGTTCAAGACCAGGTGCATCCCCAGGCGGACTGTCACCCTCGATGGGTTCTCCGCCTCCTCCGCCCGGAGTTGGGGGGCAACTCCCGCCGGGGGCGGCACCTCAACAGCCTTCGCAGCTAGAGCCGTTACTTCAGCAGGTTTTACAAATTCTGGTACAGGGCAGACCGGAGGATTTGGAAGCATTTGGCAGGTTTCAGGGGCAATTAGTTGAACTGGTAAAATCGCACCAGATGGGGCAGCAGACTCCGCCGCAGGGTGGCGGAACTCCTGCTATGCCCATAAGGTAGCGAAGGAGGAGTGATATAGAATGTCGGGGGAGCATGTGGAATTTGAGGAATCGTTCCCGCAAATGACCGAAGAAGACCTGGCGGAACTTAATAAAAAAGTCGATTGGGAAACGACGGAGGAGGATAGCGTGCCGAAGGTTGGCGGCCCCGCGGAGGAATTAGGGGAAACGCCAGAGGAGGAGACGGACGCAAAGTCTGAAGGCGAAGAAGATGAAACGCCGGAAGACGAAGAAACTGAAAAGCCCGAGGTTGATTCAGAAGATGCGGTAGAGTATGAACTGCCGGATGGTACAAAACTTACCGCGCAGCAAATACAGGAATTACTTACCGCTGAAAAGAGGTTCAAGGATACGCAGGCTTATTCAACGCGACTTGCACAGGAAAACGCAGAGCTTAACCGGTTGGTTATGCAGAACAGGTTAATGCAACAGCAAACTCCGCAGTTTGAGCCATCGTATTATGGGCCGCAGCCACCCGCACCGCAGCAATTAGAAGACAATTACGCTACAGAAACGGAGCGGTTGTTGGCCGAGCAACTCAAGGGCGTTCAGAGTAAATTACAGCAAATCGAATACAATAATTGGCAACGTGAACAAGCGGAATTAAAGCGCAGAACGGATGAACTTATCGGAAGGTTCAGAGAGAATCACAAGGATTTGGGCGACGATCAGGTTGCTGCCGTGTTGCGTAAGGCGAACGAAACGGGCACATATGACCTCGAGCTTGTCTATAACGGCATGCGCGATATAGAGGCGGAACGCGAAATGGCGAGAAAGCAGGCGCGAGAGGAGCTTATTGCAGACCTCCGCAAGAAGGGTAAGGCCAAAATCTCACCCAGCGGATCGCCCGCGAAGAAACCGCCCCCGCTTGACGTTTCGAAGCTGTCAGAAGATGAAATTGAAGCTCTGATGACAGCCGATGCCAAAAGGATATTTAAGGGGTGAGAATATAGATGGCTACCTCAAGGGACTATGACGAGCTTGTACGCAAGTACATTGACCCGAAGGTTGAAGATAACGTCTATAACGCTACTCCTCTGCTTCGAAGATTGAAGGCCAAGGCCAAAGTCCGCAATCTAGCTGATTGGCATAAACTGCCGCTAGAAGTTGCTGAAGGCATTGGCGGCCCGATGCACGATCTCGATACTATCGACCGGAGCCGTAAGGAAATCACAGACTATTCCTACTGGCAACTGAAGGAATATTACTGTGTGCTTACGGTATCGAAGCGTGATCGGCTGATCTGTAGTGGGGCGGAGGATGTGGTTGATCTGTTGCAGGCGAAGGCCCGCAACGCACAGAAGAAGATGCGTAAGGAACTCACCAGCGGTATCGTGAGCGATGGGACTACCAACACGAAGCACTTCGTGGGGCTTCAGAGGGCTATCCCCGACACTACGTCCGACGACAGTACGGCGTATGGTAATATCACTGGCTCAACGGATACCTGGTGGAATCCGCAGCATCAGAATAAATCAAGTACTGCTCTTACCTATCCCGACATCGTCAACATGAAGGCTGCGTGCGAAGATGGTGATGACACGCCAACCTGCCTTTATACCGACAAATTCATCAAGGCCGACATTTGGGGTCGTCTGCTTCAGCCGCAGGAACGGTACAATGATGGCGGCAAGATCAAGACTGCGGATGGTTTGGATGTTGTCGCCGGCATTCCGATTCTGACGGATGCGGCTTTCGAGTCGGATGGAGAAACGGGTGGCAGGATATATTTCGTGAACGAGAAATACCTGAGGCTCTGGATTCACAGCAAGGACAACTTCAAGTATTGGCCGTTCATGCTGGCTGACGATCAATTCGCGTACTCGGCCAAATGGACGCTTTCGGGCTTCTATGCGTGCACGAATCGTAAGCGTCAGGGTCTTATATATGGGATTTCTGTCTAATTGGGAGGTGATTACAAATGAGTGGAGTTTATTCTCTTGTCGCTGATGAGATTTTGACTAACACCTACACGACGGCCCCCATGCAGCCAGGTACGGTGGTAGCGGCGCAGAACGGTAACAAGTATCGACTTGTTTATAACTACTCTGCGACAACCTCCATCTCGCAGTATAGCGGTTGCTATCTGTATAGTGCCTCCTACAACAGTTGGGCTGTTGCGGCCAGAACTACTGATGCGCTTGCTACTCGGCTTGCCGTTGGTATTGCTGCGACGCTCATCGGGACGCAGCACTATGGATGGGTGTGCATCAAGGGCGTTTGTACTGGTTACATGACGGCGGCGGTTGACACTGCTGGTTTCCCGCTTCAGCCGTCTGGCACTGGCGGCTTGACTCCCAGCACCGGCGCAACTACCGCGAATAACTTCGCTGCACAGGGTGCCATTTTCGCTCGTGCGGTTGGAACGGTCACCGAGGCCGGTACCAATCTCGTGGAAGTATGTGGTGGCATCTAACTTATACCATAAACCGCGGGGGCGGGTACGCTCTCGCCCCCGCACAACTATACACGGAGGAAGGGGAGCATGAAGAAACTATTACTTGCTATGGTAATTGTAGTCTTTTGGGCGGTTAATTCATTCGCCACGGCTACCGTTACCATATCGAAATACGATGTATGGGGAAGTTCCAGGGTGGTGATAGGTTATATAACCATCTCTGGAGAGGCGTATGCTACGGGCGGGATAAGCTTGCCCGCGAGTTCCTTTGGGTTATCGCACATCAAGCATATCACGCTCCACCCATTCGGGACTGGCACGTATAGTCGGGTTAGATATATATACGATTATACCAATTCGAAATTAATCGCCATCGAATCGCCCAATAGCGGGACTACAATGTTTACGGCTTCACAGGCTGATTCGTTTTTCGTTCTTGATGCTGATAACGCAGCCAATGAACGTCCCGTAGTCGTCCGCGCCACAACCCCTCCATATGCCATACTGGTTGGAGTTCAGGGGGCACTTACTACCAACGCCTTTGTGTTAGCGAGAGACAGCTCAACCGTTCTTCCAATCTTTGATACGGTTCTTGTTGGTGATGTGGGGTTGAATGTCGGCGTAGTTGGTGGCGATACCGTTTTCTACGACGAGGATGGTACTGATCGCTTGCTGTATAACGGAACGGTTCAGGGCAACAAGGGCGACCTTTATGTTTCCTATGGTAGTGCGAGTGGCAGGTTGATAAAGATTGCTTACTCTGCCACGGCCAGAACCGCGGGCGTACCCCTCTACTGGGATCACGACCAGAGTGCGGCGGACGAAAAGTTTACTGCGGTTAGCCCGACCAACGCTGACGGTAGATTTTTTGCTACGGCAACGTATACGGCTCTGCCTTACCGAATAACAAGCGGGGCAGAGTACAAGAACGGAGCAACATTAGGCAACACGACCGTGTATTTCGTTGCCATAGGCGATTGATTTATTCTGGCAGGAGGAGGAGCGGGGGTTATGGTAACGACAATAAAGAACGAGCAGCCGGAGAATGTGATTGCCATATGTACACCCACTAAAAACGGGTTACTGTCAATCAACGCTCATCTGGCTCATACGGGGGTGGGTTCACCTCTCAACACCAGCACGGTACGGCTTCTGGTAGAAGGAAAGCCAGTAGATGAGGCAAGGAATGAATTAGTCGAATTGGCTCAAAAACATAAAGCGAAATATCTGTTTTTTCTCGACGATGACACCTTGCCGCCACAATATTCCTTGTTACGGCTTCTGGCCCTATTACAGCTCAACCCCAAGACGGGTAAGGAGGAGCGGGTAGCAAGCGGCGTATACTATACCAAGAGCGTACCACCCATCCCCGTATTGCTCAAGAAGAACTGGCCGGGCGGATATACGAATTGGGAATTTGGAGATATATTCGAAGTTGATTACATCGGGCTGGGTTGTGCTCTTATAGACATGCGGATATTCAGCGAGATAGATAAACCGTATTTCAGTTATCACAAGGGATCGGCCGATCCTAATGAATACCAGGGCACGATAGGCGAGGACGTGTACTTCTGCGAGAAGGTGCGTAACGCCGGATACAAGATATGGGTAGATGCCGGCATCCAATGCGAACATGAAGATAAAGCCAATAACATGCGCTATTTCCACTGGAAGGAAGCCGGTATGGGCGCATGGATGGCGCAAGACGGTGTGGTGCGATATTTCCCCACGGCTGGTTCTTCGGACAGGCCGGACCCGACCGCCTCCGCCGTGGCGGGCAAAAAAGTTTGTTGGGGATACGATAAAGAGGTGCCAGAAGGTTTTGAAGAAGCGGGTATTACAAGCGGGGAATTGCTACGCACGAAATATAAGGATATTGAAGCCGTGAAAATAAGAGATTTGATTGAGTATTTGCCGGTGCAGGATGCCATAGGATTCTTAACCCGCCTGGTGCGTTTAATGAAGGTTGGGTCTTGGATAGAAGTTGTTGTGCCGGATACGGTCAGTGCCGTTCGCAATCTTACCGAAGAATCAGACGAAAGGGTTATCGAGGGTGTCATCGGTGCGCCAAACAAGCCGTATCGCAACCTATTCACCAAGAAGGGTCTTGAGAGAACGCTCGCCGCTGCGGGGATTATCAAGAACATAGAGATAAACTCCGTTGATGGGAAGCTGGTATTTATCGGGAGAAAATAGATGCGGCGAATTGTTACGCCCATAGTTTTGTTGGCGGTTTTGATTGGCCTGTATTTAATCGCTTCCGCTGGCATTGTAACCGTAGATGAGTATGGGATAGCCAACGGCGATAGTTGGCTGACGATTGATAGTGCTAGTACATACCAGGAGCGCGGTCAGTGTTTTACGGCGGATGTGGAAGTAACGCTTGATTCGTGTACATTTTGGCTTCAAAAAGTTGGTTCGCCGACGAACACGCTGCAAGCCAAGATATATCATATGACCGGCACATATGGCACGGATGGGCATGGAACCGCCGCCGGTGCCATTGCAACGTCGGATGCGATATATGCAGCTTCATTGTCCGCCTATCCTGGGGATTCGGTATCATTCAAATTTTCGGGAGAAAACAGAATCACACTTGAAGCCGATTCGCATTACGTAGTTACGGTGCGTTACGATCATGGGGATGGTTCTAATTATGTACAGGTGAGATATGATTCTGATGATTTGAATCATGATGGTAATTTCTGTGCCTATGGCAGCTCGTGGGGTACCTCGTCTAATATGGATTGCGTATTCTATGTATTCGGTTCGACTGGGGCGCCGGCGCAAGGTGACACTTGTTGCTCTACCTCCGGCACACTTGCTTTCGGCAACGTCGATACCAACACTACTGATGTTGATTCGTTCTATATTTATAACTGTGGCGATTCCGCCCTGGTTGGCAACATAGATTGGGCCGGTTTGGATGCCGCTTTTATTCCGCTGTCTGACAGTGCGTATAATATAGCATCCGGCGTTACGACCTGGTTCAAGGTTCGATTCGACCCGCCCGATGTGGCGAGTTACGCCGATACGATTGCACTCGGTCATGATAGTTGCGATTCAATCATAATTTCCGGTACGGGAACCGAGCCGTCATCGAATATCATATTGGCGGCCAATACGAAGGGGCCGAACCAAATCAATCTCACTTGGAACGGTGTGTCTAATCCCGGTTATGGGTATAAGGTAGAGATTCAATCGGATTCGGATTCAAGATACTCCAGTTGGACTGATTATACGGCATTGCTTAAGAACGGCTTTGGTTTCCTACCATATTGGGTAACAGAAGATCACTACAGAGACAGAACCGATGGCACCTCGACGGGGCTTGGTTCAGCGTGCCAGTTGCCGGTATTCGGGTTGTTGCATAATACCGAATACAACTTCAGGGTTAGATGCTATAACCGCGATGATGACGGCAGTGAGACATATAGCGGTTATTCGAATACGGCGACTGAAACGACGGTCAACCCGACAACAATCAGATATGTTAGAACCGATGGCGACAACGGGAATGATGGAACCGCAGATGATTCTGAACATGCGTGGCTGACGCTCGATTACGCCTCATCGCAGGCGACTGCCGGCATGCTTATCTACGTCAAGGGGGGAACATATTCATCGAACAATCATATCACCTCCGCGGCAAGCGGGTCTTACGATGGTACGGATTATAATGACAAGATCGTCATGATGGCATATCCGGGGGATTCGGTTTCCATCGTTACGAGTAGTGACTCTTGGGGTTATATAAATATTGCACACGACTATTGGTCCGTTGATGGATTCACGATTAATGACAGCGTTGGTACTACTGATAATGTATGGCGCGTATCGGGTGATCGTAATTCCATTGCAAATTTATATACCAATGGGCCTGTTCCTACCACCTCCGGCTATAATCCGAAGGTAACCGGTGATTATAACCTTTTATCAAATTGTCGCGGGCAAGATTATGGAACGGATGACGGGCAGAGCGGAACGGGTTTACCCAACTTTGAAGGTGAATATAACATGTTCATTAATGGACATAATTCACATTCTGGACACGATGTCATTTCGTTCGGTACCACCCTACAGGGTTCGGAGGGTTCTGATTATAACGCCTGTTGTAACAGCCTGCTCGATGGCGGATGGGGTTCTGGATTTCAAAACATGGGAGGTGAATGGAGCAAACGCAATCTGTTCGAGGGGAATATTGTAAAAGATGTTGGTACACTATTTAGCGCGTATAAACCATCTACGCAAATAGGTTCGGAGAACACTATCCGGAGAAATGTAATATACGGCGGCGAATCACACGGAATAGAATTCAATAAACTGGGTGGTTCTAACGGTGGTGGGAACAACAATCTAATATATAATAATGTCATATGCGAACACGGCGGTGGGGCTATTTGGTATATGAACGCTGCCGATTTGACTAATAATACCATAGCGAACAATATAATCTATGGCAACGTGGGCGATGATGGAGATGCCGGTTTTTCAGACCCGGTTGATGTTCTTCTGCGCGGAACGTACACCGGTACAACTATACATGATAATATCATTCTATCGAAAGACGGTGCCGATGCAACTAATATCTGCCTGGAAGGGGCCAAGAAAACCGTTGCCGACGCCAATAATGATTGGTCAACTTATTTCCAGGACAATGTAACAACCGCGCCGGCATTCGTAGATTCTGCCAATGTGGATTTCCACCTGAAAACGACAAGTTTCGGTATAGGTGAGGCTGTAGCGATAACAGATACCATTTGGGGAAGCGTAATCGAGGATGGAGATGACTTCGGTGCATTCGAACGCTATACATTAGAAACAGAAGATACTTGTTGTACGGCGTTGCCTACTACACATAATTATGGCAACGTAAGCGTGGATAGTATCTCTAACTACGATTTCTATATATCCAATTGCGGCGATAGCACGCTCTATCTATCGATTGGGTTGTCCGACAGCACCGAGTTCAACATTCAATCCGGCGGCGGGTTAGATACGCTTATCGGTTCGGCGGCGTGTACCGTGACGGTGCAATTCGCTCCGACGAGTAGCGGGGAAAAGCTGGACACGCTTACACTCGGTGATGCGGCGTGTAGTTCTGTTCCGCTGTCTGGAACGGGCACGGCGGTATCGGATGGAACGAGTGTTATTCGCAGATTGTGGCGCGGGGCTAAAAAAGTTATTCGGATGTGGCGACACTGACAACAGAAGAAGGGAGCTTGCAGATGTACGGTAGAATGATGGTAGGGTTGCTTGGGTTGGTTCTCGTTTGCGCCCTGGCTATGGGGTTAGCCGAGGGGCAACCGAGGCCATATGGTAACAATAAGGCCGGATGCGATACGATCAATACCAATGTTGCCGTTGGTGTTGGGTTTGATGCGTGGTATTTCTATTGCTGGCTGGATGACAGCGCGAGTAGCTACGGTACGCTGACGAGATATTTCAATAGCTCCGCCATAGAAACGTGCGTTATTATCCTCCGGCCTGGTGCTGATTTTGTTAGTTTCGCTTTGATGGATAGTTTTTATTTCACCAAAGCTGATTCGGCTGATATTTTCTGCTATGAAGTGGCGAGATAACTAACGCTAAGGAGGAGGCGTTGGGAGCGATGTATGGCGGGATGGACAAACAGGATAAAATACAACGCCCTGAATTGGATATACGAGGGACAGGAAGCGAATGTACCTTCAAGTTTCTTTATGGTTCTCTATACAAGCGAAACTGCACCAACGCAGGATGCGAACTTAATAGGGGACGCCTCCGAGATCACCGCGGGTAACGGATACACCGCGGGCGGCTCCGAGCTTACCGCCGGCACCGATTTCGATTCACTTACAGAAGATGACAACAACGACAAGGCCTATGTGCAGATTGTCGATGTAACGTGGACTGCATCGGGCGGTTCTATACCCGCCAGCGGGGGTGCCGCTGCGTATGCCGGCCTAACCGACAATAACAGCACAACGGCCAATAGGGAACTATATCACTACTGGTCGCTGGGAGATGACTATTCCGTGTCTGATGGTCAAAAGATAACCATTCAAGACGCGCAGATTGAAATAGACGAATCGTAGGGGGGCCGATATGCCAAGAGAGATGGTGAAGTGGTCGATAGATTTGCCCGACTGGGCATCGTGGGGAGAGGATGATAAGGGGCGGTTGCGGGTAGTTCTCGACCCGGATGTCATTTATCCCAAGTTTCTTGGTATTATGAAACAGGTAATGCCCGAGCTGGACATAGATCATCCAACGCAGAACATGCTTCAAATCGCCACATGGCTGGCGCAACGAAGGATAAAAAAACTTATGTACGATAGTGGGTATGATTTCGTTCGATTCTATTTCCCCAAAAGTACGGGTGATCGTTGGAAATTCGTTAATTTCCCCAGGGGTGATAAGATCAACAAGCGGGTTTTTTATAGGAAGCTTGGGCTTGACAAGATAAGGCCAGAATCGGGGCCGGTTAGGGTTGACTGGTGAAGATTGAAATAGAACTCCCCGATTGGGTTGAAGGGCGGCATATAAGAATCTTTGCAGGAATAGAAGAGGTCGCCCGCCGATTGACCAATACTAATTATTGGGAAGTCAAAACAGACAGATGCAATATGTGCGGTGCGTGCTGCAAATGCGTCCCCGATGACTGGCCCTATGGGGTGAAGGTTGTCGATGGTGAGCGGTGGTGTAAACAGTTGCGATACGAGGCGAACGAGTATTTGTGCGGGTATGGTGATGGACGTCCGTTTCTCTGTTGTCACGGTGGAGACATCATAAGCGGATGCAGTATCAAATGGGAGAAGATTGAGTAGATAATGGCGACGCAATTAGAAGTGGTTGGAATAAGATTCGCCGATAAATACCGCTCATGGCTAGCGGCTGAGAATACATCTGTCACCGATTGGGTCGTTGGAGACAGCTTTATTGTGGCCGCCGCCTATAAGAATAAAACACCGAAATCAATGAATAGCTCTACCGTCCGTCTGCGATGGCGGGATGTAACAGATGAAGGTTCGTTCGCCAATCTCGGCAGCTCCGGTGAATTGAATTGGAACGGTATAACCGCGCTTGTAAACGGCAATGCGGTTACAGCGCAAGAGGCGACCTTTGATGATGATGTTGATACGTATGTTGAGGGGATAGAACGCGCGGGCGCAAACGATGTATCGGTGACATTGTTTTATGGATATGGCACTGAATGCCATTGGGCGGTTAATACTGATAACGCAGAGGCGGGACACGAATACGCTTTTGAGCTGTATGATAACAGCAGCGGTGTAAGCATAGGAACGTTGGCGGCTACAATTACGATGGCAAGCGGTGGAGAAACCATTTCACCCGATGCAGCTACGGCGGTTGGGATTGTTTCCAGCCCAACGGTTTCGGTTGCGGATGTTGTTATTTTCATTACGCCCGGAACCCCTGCCGGCGCGGTTGGCGCGGTTACTTCTCCGTTTGTTGATACATGGGGGCTAGCGGTACTTGAATGGGTGCAGCGCGAATTGTCCACCAGTGCTTTCACGGCAAGGAGTATTAATACTACATCGTTTACGGAAAGAACGCTATCCACATTATCGTTCACAGAAAGAACACTATCGACATCGAGCTATACCAGAAGGAGCATGTCAAAAGTTACTTATGACAGGGAGCAATTAGATGAATAGGGCGACAATTCGAAGCGAGGCAAGGCGGCAATCGGGTGAACCCTCCAGCGGGGGTAGGTGGTCGGATTCTGATTGGAACAGCGCAATAGAGCGGGCACAAGAGAACTTCGCCAGGCGCACGAAATGCCTTAAAACCTATGCCTCCTTCACCACCTCGGCCGATAAAGCTATCTACGATATAAGCGAGGATTCGCTTTCGAATATGTTAAAGATTACTGAAGTACGATACTACACCGATACCAATACATATTACAAGCTCAAAAGTGTTAGCAGGGATCATCTTGAGATGTTGCAAAACTATATCGGGGGGATAGACGGTACGCCCGTAGCTTACTGTTACGAGGACAGGACTATCGAATTCGATTGCGACCCCGAAGCTGATAAGACGGTGCGTGTATATTACTATTATACCCCCACCGCATTATCAGAAGATTCCTCCGTGCCCGATATACCGGTTAAATTCCATGATGCGCTTGTGCATTATACATGCTGGAAATTCAAAGAGGCGGATGATCTTGATTTTGAGGGGGCGATATATTTTAAGAACCTGTACGAAGAAGCGGTATTGGAGGCGAAAGATATATTGGAGCCGGCGGCAGAAACCTATGATTACATAAGGGACGAAATATCGGAGTCTGACCAATATGTATAATAAGCGCAGAGACAGATACGGCACCTTGCGTATTAACAGATTCAAGGGGTTGAACAAGTCGGATAACCCGCGCAATATCGAGGATGCGGAATTTTCCAGCATGTTGAATTTGTACCTTGAAAAGGATGGCACCGTCAAATCGCGCAAGGGGTACAATAAGATATGCAGCAATATAAGCGGAAGCACCAAAATCAGGGGAATATACAAAACCGAATGGGAAGGCGCCGGAGAAGCACTGTACGCTATGGGCGATCTGTTTCTCTACAAAATAAACGAGAGCACATGGGAAAGCACACCAATATCTTCTATTATAGGTGGAACCGAGCACGTTTCATTTGATCGTTATAAGGATAAACTGCTTTTTCTACCACCCGGCAAGCCGCTCGCGTGGATAGATAGTAATGATAATTTTAGTACGGCGAGCTATCCGAAACCGAAGGCGGCAATAGGTTGCAGCGTGTACATATCCACCCAGGAAGGTGGTTCTCTCGAAGCAAATACATATTATCAATATAACGTATCATATATATTGGGCGAAAATTTCGATGATGGAGAAACGATAGGGGCGTTACCGGCGGACGAGTGGTCTAGTTGGGAGGATCCCAAAAACCCCGGGCCGTCTGTTGTCTTACGTTTCCCGGCTTCTCACCCGGTGCAACAAACGACAACTACCGATAAAACCCTCGTGGCTACCAATCAGCCGTTTTCGTGTACTATGAATGGCTTTGATGTTACGATGGTCAATTTATTTCGCAGGAAGGTCAGCCCCACGCAGGGCAGCTTCAGTTATTCGCCCGAAACGGCGTGGGAACTTATAGACCAGGCTTATATACGCAAGATATACGATGGCTCTGATTGGGTATATCAGTTTGAAAGCAACACAATGAGCGGTGAGGATGCTGACGGGGAGTCGGTTGGTGTTATAACTGATATTACCGGTACATACAACCCTTCTACCGATGAAACCACTTTATACATTGATTTTATTGATAATGGCACCGTAGACCCCGACACCGCCTACATGCCGAGGGACGAATCGAGTGAGCCCGTTGTCCATGCAAAATACATGACGCGGCTTAATAACAGGGTGTTACTTGCCAATATCACCAATACCGGCGAGGAATCCGGCAAGAAGATGGTGCGTTTCAGCTATCGTGGGTATACGGGTTTCGGGTCTGAAGAAGAACCTATTATGGAATTACCCGATTTCATGTGGCCGTATCCGATGCTCATATTCCCTCCCTCGAATTATTTCTACTGCGAGAAATACAACGTCTCTGACGAAATAACGGCAATACACGCATTCCAGGATGGTGTATTTATTTTTACGAATAGCAAGACATTCATGTGGCGGGAAGGCTGGATAGACCCGGTTAAAATATCTGATAACATCGGTTGTGTCGCCGCTCACTCGATCTGCGAATTTGAGGGCAAATTGATATGGCTTGATAAGAACGGCGTATATCAGTATGACGGGAAAAAGGTGAAAAATTTAACTTTTGATAAGATGCAATACTATATTGATAATCTGACCTCGAATCGCCTGCATAGAGTATCCGCCGCGATCCATAACCGCAAATATTACCTGGCTATCCCAATAGAGGGCAAAACCGATAGCCGCCATGTTATTATATATGATTTCGATTTAGAGGAATGGTATCTCTATCAATACAGATACTACTCGGGTTCTGCGACGTTCTATCTGTACGTCGATTATCTGTTCAACTATGCCAGCGACGGGTCGGAGAAATTACTATTTGGCGGGCATTACGATGTATATCCATTTGTGGGGCAGCTTGAGGTGGGCGAAACGGATTATGAATTATCACCAATACAGATCAGTTTCAGGACGAAAAATTTTACATTGGGAGCCCCGGATATAAAGAAAACAATCCGTAGGGCGTATATTGATTTAGACAATTACGGCGGCGGTGCTTTGTTCAAAACATATGTTGACCAGACCGATACGGCCGATAATACCGTTACGCTAACAGCCGATGAGTTTGGTTTCATTGTGAATCAATCTATAGTGAATAGTGATTACATCGAGAATGCACCCGACAAATCGTTCGCTATATCATTACCGCAGGGCTTGGAGGGCTCATCGTTTCAAATAGGATTATCAACCGATATAATCGGCCCCCAACTGTGTATGAAATCTATCGGCATAGATTGGTTGCCGAAACGTAAAATCGTTCGAGTTATTGGAGGTTAACGATGGTACAGACCAACGCCTATACCTGGCATGATTGGGCTACGGGAACCAGCACGGAAACGTTATATGGTTCGCATTTGAATAACAACTTTGATTATTTGTCGGCTATAATCAACAAGGGTATCACCGGAGCGAACATAGCGACTGGTGGTATAGATTCTGCTGCCTTGTTTGCCGGCTCGGTGATAGTGGAATCGGCTATTGATTACGGCACCGGTGACGGGGTTGGTGTGGTTCAGATCGGCAAGGATCGCACGACGACGGGCGGGCAAATGGCGATAAAGGGCACCTCACTCATTACCGCCGCCGATACCACCAATACAGATATAACCGTCTATTTCACCAACGGAGATGTGTGTACGGCTGGAGACCCCGGTTATACCGGTACACCGCATGTTTACGTTACCTGTTACACGGATGATACATCCGCCAGATATACCATCAAGGCTGTTGCCACGGACAGCGCACTGGTAAATATTGATCCTGGTGATACGGCTACCTTCACCGAGAATTGGACGCTTTACTGGCAAGCGTTTGGGGATATTTAATGTTCGACCTGGACGAAGAACGTTTACTAGAGAAAGCCAAAAGGCGAAGTGCGGTTAGGAGTAAAGATTTCGGCAGGGTGCGGATTAGCCCGAAGGGTACGCGCTTATATCATGGTCTTGGAGCGGTGCCGAAGATTATTTCTATACAGCCGCTTGATGTATATATAGTCGGCGGGGCATTGCCGACGTGGGTATTAGACCCCGCGCCTAATTCTAAATATATAACAATAAAATCCAGCGTTGATGCAGATTTTCTGGTCTATGTAGCGGGAGGGTTATAATGGGAATAATCGGAAGTGAATTTGGCGAAATTGTAGGAAAGGCGAAGCGGGAGGCGCGGCGAAAGAAGTTAGAAGAGGCCCACGCTGAACGCCAGTACGAATATCAGACATATTATCAGCCAGAGGTAGAGAAACTGGCTCAATTGGGGCAAAGCCGTGCGGGTGATGTTCTTGAAAGAGAGATGGCGAAGCTCCGAATGCGAATGGGATATAACCAATATGCCGGAGCCGGGACTGGTGGATGGTGGAATCTCGCTCGTGGGGCTATGGAAACCGCCGGTATGCAGAAGGGCATGGAATTAGCCGATCAATGGAAGCGGTGGCAAGCCGGGCAATACCTGGGTTATATGAATCGCGAAGATCAACAAGCACACGAATTGCAAATGGCGGCGCTTGCCTATCAGCAACAGATGGAATTGATGAAACAGCAGGCCGAATTGAATGCCCCGTCCTGGTGGCAAACATTCGGGAGCATCGTCGGTATGAGTGCGGCGTTCTTGCCCGGACTTGGTCAGGCGATGGGCCTGCCGACGTATGGGCTTACCGACGTTGGCAGGGCACTTGCCTTTCAATATTAAGGAGCAGTCATGCGTAGAGGGAATCTGTTAGAGGGAATACAGGCCGGCTTCCTGGCATACATGCAAACCAAACAATGGGGCCAGCAAATGCAGGGTAATAAATTGGCGCAAGAGCGTATGCGCCTACAAAACCGGCTGAACCAGATGCAAGTACAGAATTATATGTCGCCGGAGGAGCAGCGTCAGACCGCATACGAGGATTGGTTGAAACGGCAGGAGCATTTGTCCGGTTTACGCGCTCAAGAATCCGAGGCCGAAAGAGAGGCGGCTTATCAAGATTATATAAGACGAAATGAATACCAGCGAGAACAGGGTATCGGGCCGTATTACAAGCCCCCCACCGCTAGTAAAGAAGCCGCTACGCTGGGTAAATTTGATCCAAGAGAATGGGAATACTGGAATGACCTGGCACTGTCCGAGGGCTATGTTGGAACATTGCCGTTTAGTATTTTACAGGAACTATCGGAATATTCAAGAATCCCGTCGGTTGGTATGGAGTTGGCAAGAAAGGTTATCTGGAGAGAGGTATTGCTCCAGCAAGAACGGAATTCATGGATAGCACAACTAGACAATAACCTAAAGTACAAACAGCTTGTAATGCAGGCGATATGGGATGGGCTGGTTAATCAAAACAAAACTATGGAACAGGTGCAGGCAGACCTCGATGAAATCTTCAAGAAACTGGTAGATGAGGGCGTAATTAAGGGCTATGGAGGGGGGGCTTCTTACATGGCCGGTAATATATTAAAGCATCATCCGGGATTTGGTGCGACCGGTTCTTCTAAATCTAGACTAGTATCGCCAATTGGGGGTATGGGCGGGAAGGAATAATCGATGCAGTCGAAGCCAACCTCTAATTTCGGCAAACTAATGGACTATGTGCGCAGGCCGGAATATCTGTCAGCAAATATAGCCGAATACGCAATCGGCCGCTCACCCTATAAACATTGGCACAAAGCCGCCTGGGCGGGCTTGTCCGGGCAGAGAAGACTAGATTATATAGACCTTACTGAGAATCCGGCGCTTGGGCTTCTGTTGGGTTTTGCTTTAGACCCGCTTACGTATTTGCCCTTTGGTGCTATTTCAAAAGGGGTAAAGGCAACGAAATTGCCAGCGGCTATTAGCCGCATTTCTATGGCTGCGGGCGAAAAATGGCCCACCCTACAGAAGGCGGGAGTATTAGCGCGATATGCGTTCATCGATCCAGCCGCCAAGCTCAAATTCATCTCCGGTTGGGATGATGCCGTTAATGCACTCAAAGCCGGTGGGTTGGCAGACGACATTCTGAAGCGGGTCAAGACTACGGGCGTTATAGATGATGCCGCCCGTATGGCAGCCAAACAGATTAATCAATTAGATAATCTCGAAAAGGTAGCCGAAATATCACGTGCGGTATCGGAGGGGGCGAAAATCCCAGCACGCCTTACCTCGCTTAAAGCGAGCATGATAGATGAATATGTCGATATGACAAAATGGTTCGCGGAATTAGAAGCGAAACACCCGGAAAAGGCCGCAGCAATAATTGATTTGTTCGAAAAGAGTCTGCCGAAACGCATTGTACAAGGCAAAAAAGTTGTTTGGGGAATGGGCGATGATTTTATTGACGCACTCAAGCGGGTGGGGGTGACGCAAGACGAGATAGACAATGTATTGAGGGGAGTAAGTAGGCCCGTATTCGGGCTTACTGATGAGCAGTATAAGATGATGGGCGCGATTGATGAGACGGTAAAGCATCTTAGGGAAATACCGGATCATTATAAAATGCCAGAATTCCAGGAATTGATGGATTTGGCTATGGGTAAACTGGCCCCCGAAGCAAGAGAACTGTATAAACGGGCGAATTATGTGCAGAGCAGACTTGTTCAGGCGGCATTAAAACGGCGGATATTAGATACAGCGATGCTTGATAATTTTGCGAGGGATTTGGGACTCAACTACATCCCGCACCTATCAATCAAACAGAATTACAGACGATTACACAAGATTTTGGTAACGAGAAACAAGAATAATTTTGGTGAATTACTAGAGCTATGTCGTAAATACGAGGGTAAAATACTCACCGATGATGTCATAAAAGAACTGACGAAATCAACGAGTGGCGATGATCTAATCAAAATACTTAATGTCAAGAATGCGGGTGAACTTCGCAAGGCCGGCGTTCCTCAGGATGCCGTCAATCAATTTATCAGAATCAGAGACAGCATGACGCAACTGCGGCGTATCGAGGGGGGCTTAACCGATATAGGCAAGAAGCTGGTTGATATAGGCGTCGATAAGAAACTGTTCGAGACGAATCTGCCAAAGTTGATTTTCGAGCAAGAGTTGCGACTACGGTCATCGTTTATGTATCAGAGCCACATCAGGGGGTTGTTAAAACAGTATAGGGGTACAAATCTTGTGAGGGCCGCAGAAGACGTTGCGGACATTGGAGCGGAGCTGGCGACGGGTAATTTCAAGAGAATAACAGATAAGATGGTGGGTGATTTTCTTGTTCATAAAGACCTCGCCACCGCCTTCGAGAATTGTATAAAGATTACCACCGGACAGAGTAAGGATTTTCAAAAATTTGTCCGCATGTACGACAAGGGATTGGGCATGTGGAAATATGGAACGCTGATACCGTTTGGAAAGTTCCATATCAGAAACCTTGTTTCAGAGATGCTATTGAACAACATCGCCGGCATGTGGCTTACCGATACGGCCTATGTAAAGGCGGCGAAATTTTTGAGTGCCGTAAAGAGTGGCGATAGGGCGGCGAAGATAAAATATCTTGATATGATTCGGGACGGTACAATCCGCACTGGTTTTTTCGCGTCTGAAATAGGTGCAAGCCGCAAGATAATAACCCCCGCATGGAAGAGAGTAACCGGCCTGAAGGCGATGGAGAGTTTGGGCGAGTTTACGGAGGATTTCCCGCGTATCGCCATGCGTTTCTGGCTTGAGAAGAAGGGTGATAAGTTTATCAAAAAAATGGGATTTAATAGTGCCGTTGAGATGGTGCGTAAATTCCACCCCACGTATGACAAATTTACACCATTTGAAAGGGGAATAATGCGCCGGATATTCCCCTTCTATTCGTGGAGCAGATTTAACCTGCCTCTTCATGCGGAGATGTTTGTTCAGAATCCCAAACATTATGCCCGCGTCGAGCGTACACGGCACGCAATAACAAAATTACGCGGCGGCCAGTTGCCGGATGACATAGACCCCGAATGGATAAGGGAGGGATACGTTATCGGCTGGAGCAAAAAGCCGGGTAAGCGTACTTATATAGTGCTTCGCGGCTGGCTTCCGCATGCCGATCTGGGGGAATTGCTCGCCAAGCGCGGCATGCAGGATTTGATTGTAAGGCAGCTTACCCCAGTTAAAACGTTGGGTGAAGTTTTCTGGGGATATGATCTATTCAAAAAACGCAAATTACCGGCCTATCCCGGCGAAAAGACTACTGTGCTCGGGGCGAAAGTACCATCAAGATATGCTCATATATTAACACCGATAAGAATATACCAGGAAGTGAACCGGTTCTTTTTCGGTAGTAATGACAATTATTGGGATAGGGTTGTCTATCATCTGTTCGGGAGAGCTTATGAAATAGACGAGAACAAGGCAAGGCGACGCTTGAAATATGATATTGGTAAGGCGATTGGTGAATTGGAGTTCGGTATCAAGCGGGCCAAGAAAAACGGAGACCTATCAACGGCTAGAACGTTGGAAAAGCAAAAGAAAAAACTCGAAAGGGCAGCTAAATGGCTTTAACAAACCTGAATAACGAACAATTGCTGAAAGAGATTCATAATATGGTAATCGTGTTGAACGAGCGCAGCATGAATATGAAGGAACAACTCGACAAGATAACGCCCATATTCCAACCCAATGGTATATGCGATAAATCCCGCCGAATGATTGACAGGCTGGACACCAGCAATAAGAACAACGCGAGAATAACATATCTTCTTTTGGGGGCGATAATAACACTGTCCTTTTTCGTAATCAGAATTATCTTGTTAAAAAATTGAATTTTTTTCTTGACAAAATATAACTATAGTGATATTGTGCCGCTCAGACCGTTTCTAGCGGGGGTACTATATGCGTCTGATAAATTTCGCGGGTAATGAGAACAGGTTCGGCGAGTTCAGCCGCTTGCATCCTTTATTGCAGGCGGTTTTTTTCGATGCCGCACTGTACGCGAAAAGAGAGTTCGGGTTGAATTGGCTGTTAATCACCTCCATGCAGAGGTCGGGTGATAAGGGAGTACATGGTACCAACCCGTGTAGGGGTATAGATGTAGATGTGTGCAACAACATTATATATGAAGGTGGGTTAATCCCTGAACACGCCAATCGTCTGGTGGAATACATCAACGGAGTCTGGCAATATGACCCCGAGCGCATCCACATGAAAGTCGCCATTTACGGTGATTTGGATCCCAAGGGTAAGCATTGGGATCACATTCACTTTCAGGTACATGACAGGACGGTAGCGATATGACAAAGGACGAACTGATAAAACGGCTTGATATTATCAATAGAAAATATAGCCACGATACCGAGGTCGCCCATGTCAAAGCAGATGAAGCATTAATAGAATACATCAATGACGAAGAAATAAAGAACGCCTATGACGCGATAGGCAAATGGTACGCATGAAACGACTCCCTCTAAACAGGACGGTGGCGATATGAAGATATATCTAGATGATTTCAGGGATGCCCCGGGAGACGATTGGGTTGTATTTAGAAGCGTCCCCCCACTAATCGCTGCACTTAAAAAAAGAGACGTTACCCATATCAGTCTTGACCACGATCTCGGGAAGCCACACGAGAATGGTTATGATGTGTTGCTCTGGATAGAAACAGAGATGGCGAACGACCCCGAGTATATCCCACCCGAGATAACGATACATACAAGCAACCCATCGGCAAGGCAGAAAATGGAGGCGGGGGTTAGGTCGATAAAGAATAGGATATTGAAATGAAAAAGAGGCCGGGTAATGCCATAACATTACAGCGCATCGTAGATATGTGGGAGAGAACAAGACAACCAAAAGATAGAATCCTGATAATTGATAGCAAGGATGGGCAATTAAAGTATGTGGATAAAGAGAGCTTTGTGCGCGTTGGTACAGTAGAAGTGGGGTACATCGATGAAGAAGAAGCCAGAGACGATTGATGATCTGGAGAAAACGGTTGATACGCCGAATGATATTCAGCCGATTACAACCGAGTACGAAACAACCACGATATACGATATTGACGCCGAGTACGAATGGGAACCGGAGCTGATAGCGCACAAGGCGGGCAAATGGGATCGCATCAAGATGTCTTTACTCTCCGGCTCCACGTTCGATTTCTTGCGGCATTTCATTATCGGCTTTGCCGGCGTGGGCGGTACCGTGGTGGCTACTACGGGCAATCTTGCATGGGCGTGTATCGCCGGAGTCGGTGGGGGCCTCGTCGAGGGTGGCCGCAAGATATGGAGTGTCAAGACAGCACGTAGGAACGGCGGGACGAAAAACAGGGTGTTGTTGAAGTTGGTGGAATTAATAGTTGCATTACTGGAATGGTGGATTAACAGGCGAAAGGAGGCGAAAGATGATTAAGGCATCAGTATTACTGCGACTGGGCAAGGAGGCGCAAGACGTAATCCAGTCGTGGATCGACCCGGAAATGACGAAGGGTAAAATGGCCGAGGTAGAGGACCTGGCCCCCAATCTCTGGAATCTTGCCGACGATTACCCCGAGATCAAGGAGCACGTGCGGGAGTTCATGTCCTTTGTGTTCAGTGGTGCGGGGCTGGAAAGTCTGCGTGAGTATGCGGCAAAAGACTGGGTTGAGTGGGATTTGCCGATATTTAACGAGGAGTAAGGCTCAAGAGGCCTGAGCGGTCAGGCCGTGAAGGGGATGTGAGGTGTAGGGGGCAGCTTGGCCGCTCATTCCTACAGATCGGGAGAGCATGAAAGCCGATTGGGAATACGTTCACTCAGGAGGGGTTTGCCGGGATGGATGGCCCGAAGTCAATCCGGTTAGAGCATATCTGCTTATGCTGATACGGTGGCTGTTTAAAATCTAGGTCGGGGAAATGAGAATCATCATACCTAAAAAGCTCTATCTGTTTGGAATACCGCTCACCGTCAATCGGAATGAACGCGTACTAGATGAGCAGAGTAACCTCGGTGAATTCAATCCGGTTCACAGGCAGATACAGATATATAAGGGCATGAAAGTGCCGGAGGAAATCTTGTTTCACGAGGTGGGTGAGGCGATAGCGACTATGCTGGAATTGAAGGGCGAAAACAATCAGGGGCTACCGCATCAGACTATCAACGGTTTCGGACTCGGTTATTACAACTTCGTTATCTCGAATCCACACATTTTCAAGATGGAGCCTAATGATGAATAACCCAGAGCGTATATACGAGGAGGCAATTCGGCACAAGCGACACAATATTATAGACCAATGCCGCAGAAGAATGAAGTTGGGCGAAATAAACTACGGCGATAAGGATGTGTGTCTATCCGAGGTGAATTTTCTCGCCAGGGATATACCCAGGGATTACGAGGAGGAGACCCTCGATAGGATTAATTATGCGAAGCTGATTATAGCGGGGCGGGTATATGCGCGCTTGAAATCGAAACCGAGAGATTTCAAAACCTGGATCTATGATGAGATTACGAGAATAGATGAAGATATGATGGAATACGTGCCGCCGGAAGGCGGGGCCGATTTCGATATAGATGCATTCCTGTATTACTCCATATATCAAGACATTAATTCCCTAATCAATTTCAGAATGTTGCGCGATACGGAGAGGGGGGCCGCCGATGATTCCTGAATATATCATACAGGGCATTATCTTGACCGGAGCTTGTGTTACCTGGTGGTTTTTGACCAAGCGTGAGGTTGATAAGCGCAAGTGGGGTTTTGTTGTAATGCTCTGTACGCAGCCGTTCTGGCTCATCACGTCGTGGCGCAACGGGCAATGGGCGGTGATAATTATAACGGTCATCTATGTGGTGAGTGCGTTGAAGGGTATCAGGAGTCATTTTTGGAATGGGGGCGGGTGAGATGAGTAGGATGCTAACCGGGAGTCGCTTGATTTGTCTTCCCTGCGCGCGGGCATCTCTTGTCTCCGGCCGAACCCGCCCCATAGCCTTGTCTGCCAAGTGGGGAAGTTGGTCACTGAGTCGTTGTGACTAAGATACGATGATGTCGAGAATGGTCAGGTTGGTTCTACAACACATGATTGGAGGTGAGATAAACGGGCAAGGCGCGGCTAGGCTTGGCTCGGCGGGGCGAGGCTCGGCGGGGCTCGTCGAGGCGAGACAAGGCAAGGCAAGGTTACTAAATGAGCAGAGAGCATGACATACGTGATTCTGGGATCCAAGAAGCGGAGTGGATCAAGGCATTAATAGATGCCAGTATCCGAGGCGCAGAAAGGAACGAGAACCATGAACGACAGTTTGACACGGCAGGTTACGTTGAATGGCTTAAGCGATCTGATGTTCGACAGATATGCGGGAGACAACGACACAGCACTAGCGATCGAGGAAAAGCTATATTACGCAGACGACGGCAAGACGCTCGTTTTGCCGGTCCAGAACCTTTTCAGTTTCCTGGCTGCCGAAAACACACAGAGTTGCGCAAAAAGGTTTTGCGGAAAGAAGTGGAAGGGAGTTGCAGCGGCGGTCAAGAGCTGTTTAGTAATACTACCAGACCCAATACCGATCCTTGACGGTAACGGCGATCCTATCATATTCACCGGATTCAATGAAAAAGTACAGATTAGGCATGATGTTGCGCGGTTGAAGAATGGGGTACCGAATCCAAAGGAGCGTCCTTTTATTCGTCGCCCGTGGCAGTTACGCTTTGAGATAGAGTTGTTTGAGAATGAGTATTTGAAGGAGACTACGCTTCGACAGCATTTTGAGAAGGGCGGTCTATTGATAGGGCTTGGTACATATCGTCCGCAGTTTGGGCGATTTGAAGTGGCTAAATGGGAATAGATTTTACGGGGCGCGGCTAGGCTGGGCAAGGCGTGGCAAGGCGCGGCGGGGCGCGGCATGGCCGGGCAAGACAAGGCAAGGCAAGGTTCATAAATTAGGAGGGTAAGAAATGGCTATCAATAATCTGGTAATAATCTCCGACCTGCATGCAGGTTGTCAATTTGGGCTGTGTCCACCGGAAGGTATTGAGCTTGACGGCGGCGGTAACTATAAACCATCTGCGTTGCAATGCAAGGTATGGGAGATTTGGCAAGAGTTTTGGAATGAATGGGTACCTACGGTTAGCAGGGGCGAGCCGTTCGCGGTAGTAGTGAACGGAGATTCTATTGACGGCACACATCACAAGGCTGTTACTCAAATCTCGCACAATCTATCTGATCAAGCGAAACTAGCAGAAAAGATATTGAAGCCGATTGCCGACAGGGCGGCCGAATTATATATGATTCGCGGTACCGAAGCGCACGTAGGTAAATCGGGCCAAGAAGAAGAACGCCTCGCCCGCTCATTAGGGGCGAAGCCGGATCAGGTCGGCCGATACGCAAGAGATGAATTATTCATCGAAGTTGGCGGCGTGCTATGCCATATCATGCATCACATCGGTACTACGTCTAGCTCGCAGCATGAGGCGTCTGCTATCAACGCAGAGATGGCTCGTGAGTTTAATGAGTCGGCACGTTGGGGCGAGCGCGTGCCGCTATTCGTGGTACGCAGTCATCGGCACAGATATGCGCGGGTGAGCTTCCCCGCACGTACCGATACCGATAAGCACGTCGAATCTATTGGTTTCTGTACCCCTGGCTGGCAGCTAAAGACGCCATTCACTTATAGGATAGCGGGTGCTCGGCTGTCGCCGCCACAGCTAGGCGGGGCGATTATCAGGAGCGGTGATGAAGATGTATATTCGAGACATTTTACCCGCGTGATTGAGCGCGATCATTCGGTTATGATTGAGAGTTTATAACGCGGCGGGGCGAGGCACGGCATGGCGAGGCTCGGCGCGGCAGGGCTCGGCATGGCTCGGCATGGCGGGGCAAGGCAAGGCAAGGTTAAATTGACTACTTCGATTTGAGGGGAACGGTGTGAAAGGCAAGGTAACAGTACCAAAGTCAAAGCTCTGGAGAGCTATCTACGCAAGAAAACCCCGAATAGGTATCAGAGTCCCTATAATAAGGAAAGCAAGTTCCGAGCCGTTATTTCCTTTAGTCCATTTTTAGTCCAGTCTTTTTGCCGTTGAGGGTCATGTGTGCCGTAAATGACGTATGCCAACCGTTGTATTTATTGTAGTTACGTTATTGGCAATGGGTTAGAAAAAGCGTAATTGGCGTCGGCCCCGCCATCTGCATATGTAGAAATACCCACCTTGCAACAAGTTACGAGGTGGGTATTTTCATTAGTCCCTGTTTAGTCCATCAATTTCGGGCCAGGTAATCCTCTATCGCCCCCCTAATGATCTCGGCTATCGATACCCGCCGCCTGAAGGCCAACTTGCGTAGCTTATTGTAGAGAGGCTCGGTGAGGTCGAATGTGAATATGTGCTTATTCATCTACTGGCACCTCCGATCTACTTTCTGCTCTACCCGCATACGATGCTCCAGGGTCTGGCGTATGTCGATATCCGGCTCCTCATCTTGCGTCGGCAGATGATCGATGCGCTCCAGGAGGATACGCTCAGCCAGCCTTAGGCGCACTCCCACGTCCGGCTCCTCATCTTGCGTCGGCAGATGATCGATGCGTTCCGCGGGAATGCGATCTGCCACCTGCCATCGTACCTCGATTTCGATCTCCTCGAAGTCCGTTAACACGTGATCGATGTATTTGGCCGGGATGTGTTTCGCTATTTGGCAGCGCACAAACTTATCTGGTTCCTCATCCGGTGTAGGTACTGCCGTGATCTCACGTATTACATGCAGGCGGTTGGTTTTCGATTTTTTGCCCTCGACGCGTACAACCTCACCTATGGGCTCGACCTCCAGTAGGTGACCATCCTCCGGCGTCTCGGGCAGGTAGTCCCACGAGTTCTCTGCGTAATGCAGCCCCCCACCGCATTCGGGTTCGGGATCCCAGTCGGGACACTCGGCGATCTCGCCCACCTTGTACACAACATCCTGGCGTGCGTCTTCATGCACTCCCGTCCAGTCAGCCGATACGACTTTCAAGTTCATTTTCTCTCCTCCTTTAAAAGTTATCACTTTAATCGCGCAACGCTTCCTCCACGAGATCAGCAAGCCGCGAAAACTCCTCTTTGCTAGAATCCCGGGCAAGTTCAGCATTGATGTGTTGCCAGATTGCCGATAAAACGATTTTTCTCAAACGAGATTTGGCCTTAATCTTATCCAATTCCCTTGTAACATCCATCGCTCTCGCCTCCTTCCATGTTACAATATATATATAGCACAATAGCGTTATATTGTCAAGGGGTTTTTTAACTATTTTATATCTGATTATATATCAAGAGGTAAGGCGGGATAATTCTTGCTCCACCAGTTCAAGTGCCGACCGTTCCTTTGTTTCGGTCGAGTGCATGTAGCGTTGTGTCGTGGTGAGTTTGGTGTGGCCCAGTATCTGGCGGGTGGTCTCCAGGTCTATCTGATTACGGCCTAGTATATCCGTTATCGTGTGCCGGAGGTCGTGGAATCTCCAGTGCTTGACCCCTTTCATTTTCTGCCGCTCATATATAAACCTCTGTATCAGTTGTCTGGCTGTCTGCTTGAAAGCTACACCGCCGTTTTCCAGAAACCTTCTGCGTAGAATGGATGCGGCGAAATCAGACAGGTAGAATCGTTTCGGTACACCCGCCTTGCGGTCGGGTATATCTACCGTGCCCTGTATGAAGTTCGTGTTATCCTGTGTGATCTTGCATAATTCCCCGATACGTAATCCGCCCATTGCCAGGCATAGCAGGATGGCATCTCGATGGAGTGGCGTTGCCTGTT